ACGAATGGTTAAAAATTTAACTAAAATCAAATAGATTTTGATTTTAAAAACGCGCCGGATTTTTTATTTCTCCAGCGGCGGCTTATCAGCGATATGTCGTTACTCCCTATTCGAGTTATTCATGTTTACATGCATTCTCGGCAGGGTCTTTTATAGTTGTATATCCCTTTATCTTCATACACTGTACCACCAATTCTCCTGCTTTACGTCTCAACTCGACATCTATTAATATTTGATTCCCGACAAAAGGCGACGAGACGGATGAGGTTGCTTTCATCGCCTCATATTTACATTCCTGATATGTCTTCTGACAATCACCGGCCGCATGGTCTGGCGATTGATAATATATAGATGGAGCACAGCTGGTGAATATCATAATAAATAGTGATCCTACAATCAATCTTTTCATTTAAAACCTCCTGTTATTCCCATTCGATGTTATATGGCAACAAATCACATCCGCAATCAGCTCTAAACTTTAATTCCTTTACTTCCTCTTCACCCCTCCTCTACCAACCCTTTAATCCCAAAGCCTTCAAGAGCTTCCTTGGTAAGTTTCTTGCCCTTTAAGAGCTTTAAAACAAGCTTTTTATCCTGCGGGAACTCCTTTAGAAGCCCGATTATCTCTTTTGTTTCAGCGTCTCCGATATTATATACGGAGGTCGCTTCCGCTGCAACCTGCGGCCTTTCCCCTTTTTCTCCCCGCTTCATCTCCCCTTCGCCGGTGAGGAGCCAGTCAATATCTATCTGATAAACTCGCTTGAGCGATATTAAAAATTCGCTCCCAGGTATCTTCTTCCCAGCCTCAATCTCACTTATATAGCCAGCGGAGGTATTTAAAGAGATAGCAAATGCTTGCTGTGTAAGGTTGTTGGCTTGTCTTACCTCTTTAATTCTATCTCCTAAAGTTTTTTTCTCCATTGCGATATTTCCTCTTGACAAGTTTCTCTATAGCGATTATATTCCCTTCATCAAGTAAAACATATTAGACATCGGAGGGTAAAAAATATGAGTGACTTTAAGCTATACATCCCAGATACCGAACATAAAGCCCTTCGTGAATATTATCGGGTTAATGAATCAGCTTCCCATAAGCGGATTCGCCGCGCTCTTGCTCGTTTAATATTCCGAGAAGTTCGTCAAGAAGAACTTCAGTCGCAATCCTGTAATTCACTCCTTCAATCTGATGGAGGCCAGTCTTGATGGATATTAATAGTCCTTTTACATCAAGAACCTTTGCCCGGTCAAGGGCGGCGATCAGATTGATGAGTATCAGTCTTGCTGCAAAGCCGCAGTCCCTTTCAGTGGCCGCTATATTTTCAACCGTAAGAAGCCACTTTTCAACTTCTTTTAGATCAAGGGGCGGCAGCGGTTTATCTTTTGCCATTTAAGCGCCTCCAGAGGATAGATATATGAACAACAAAGTCAAGGCACAGATGGTTTTAAAAGGAGTCTCGCAGCGGGAGATTTGCAGCGCTCTGCATGTTGCTCCTGCGACGGTGTCCCTTATTGTATCGGGCAAGAAGAAGTCAAGGCGCATCCGTCGGGCCATAGCAAAGGCCCTGGGCGCATCGTATGCATCACTCTGGAATGAGCCGGAGTTTAAAAAAGCTGCATAGGAGGTGGTGGATATGGACGCTGTGGATCGCATGTTATCGCTTGCGCATGACCTGGCCGGGGATTGGCCGGAGGGGACCTGGGCGAAAGTGGAGGCCCTTTCTGTTGGAGAGTTAAAAACGTTGGTAGTAACCCTTGCCGCTTTTGCAAAGGATACAAGGGTGGAACTTAAAAAAGCTGCATAGGAGGTGGGTTGATGCTTACAATTAAGCTTAGTCATGAGGTTCTCCGAACTGTTCCGGCCATAGACGCTTTAGAGCTGCTGATGCAGCCTCCGTGTCATCCGTCATTGCAAAAAAAATGGTCCGCCATAAATCCTTTTGATCCGGGGGCACCCACAGCGTTACTTTCGCTGGGGGAAGAGTCTGCCATTCTTTATGGTAATGCGCCCACCGGGAGCATAGCGCAATGACAGTCTCCCGCGCCAATCCGGCAAATATCTTGTTTACTTCGGCCTCTCCGTCGGCAAGGCACATAGAGGCAAGGGCCTGGTTCACCTTTACAGCCTGCCGGTCAACGATAGCTATATGCTCCGAAGGTAGAAGTTCTGCCATTTCTGCCTTCAGGTCTTTTGGCATCAGGCTGCTGAAAAGGGCCTGCGATATATCCAGCCATATTTTAATGTCCTGCTTGCTGGCCATTCCCTGTTTCTCCATTTTCAAATCTGATTTGAATTTATCACAGCTATCAGGGGTTTTCAATGACTAAGCGCAAAAAAGATTCGTCAGGGGAGTTGCCTATCTTTGAGTGGATTAAGAAAGCGGAAGAGCTTTCGCGCCAGGCGGTTGCACCGGCAAAAGGGAGCCTGGATATTGACTCGGAGTTCCGGGCGGCGGTGTCTGAAGACCTTAAGCAGGCAAAGGATGTGACGGGGCGGGAGCTTTCGAGGTATGAGGTTGCGGCCAGGATGAGTGAGCTTGTGGGGCAAGAGATCACGGCGTCCATGCTCTATAACTGGACTGCGGACGCACATGAGAAACACCGCTTCCCATGCCAGTTCCTGCCTGCTTTTATCCTTGCGACGGGCGGAAGGAGGTCTTTTGAGGCCTTATCAAGGAAGAGCGGGTTGTTTGCCCTGCCGGGCGCGGAGGCATTGAGGGCTGAGATACAGCGGATTGATGAGGATATGAAGAAGTTGAAGGGTGAGAAGTCGAAGAGGGAGTTGTTTCTAAGAGAAATGGGAGGGGGTGAATAGGTGTCAACATACAAAAAGATTGAGGCTGTGAGGAAGGCGGGGGAGGTTTTGAAGTATTTATCCAGCCAGAAGGACGCAGTGACCGGGCCTGAACTGGCAAAGGCGGTGGACATGCCGGTGGGGACGGTGATGTGCCACCTGGCGACGATGGAGGAGATGGGGTTTATCCAGAGCGTTGGCGACGGGTACAGGCTTGGCATGGGGCTGGCGCTGATATGGGCGAGGGTGAAGAGCAACCTGGAGGGGGATAGGGCGAGGGTTGAGAGGGCTTTGGGGGAGATTGAAGTGCAAGGATGAGGGATGAAGGATGAGGGATGAATAAAAAAACATGGAGGTGGTGGGATGGATGACAAAAAGCTTTTAAGCAAACGAGTTGGAAAGGCAAGACAGTGTAGGAAAGCCATGCTTGACGAACTTGGAAAAATAGCAGAAGACAGCGGGGCAGATATTGCCGTCTTCGAGGCTATGGAGGGATTAAAGGAACTTATTTATTGGCTGGAGCTATGGCAATGCCAATTACAACCTAAAGGAGCAAGAGATGGCAAATAAACCCAAGCATTTAAAACCGACAGAGGAATCAATGAAGGCAAAGGAACAGACGATCGCAAACAGAGACTATGAAAAAGAGGCGCTTGTTGCGACCTCCGCAGAGGAGTCTGCTGCAACGGTTGAAAGACTTTATGACGAGGCTGCCAGGGTAAGAGAGACACAGCAGGTTGTAAAGGGATCATTTTTCCTACTTGCGGAAAATTTAGGGGAAAAACCCTTAGACTTTATGGAAGGTTATCTTACAAGAGGGAAGATTGATAAGGCTGTCAGCGACATGCATGAGGCGCTTGTTTTATACGAAGTCAAACGCCGCAAACTTTACAGGGACGCCGGTTTTAAGAACTTTTCCGAATATTGCGAATCGAGGGGGATATCCCGCGGGCAGGGGTATGAATGGGCGCAACGTGTAGAGGACCTCGGCCCTGATGATTTTTCCGCACTCGCTGAAAAAGTCGGGATGAACCGAACATTTTTCCGGGCCTTTTCCCTTCTTCCAAAACAGATACAGGAGGCCGTTGTTCTGGAGGGCGACCTCACTGTTAACGGCAAGCCCGTTGATTTTTCCGGGGGCGGGGAGCAGATAAAGCACCTCGTTCTGGGGCTTGCCACTGAATTGAATGTGGAAAAGAAGGCAAGAAAGGACGAAAAAGGGGAAGCCGAGCGGATGCTCAGGCAAAAAGATACGCTCATTAATACGCAAAGCAGGGCATTAAGCAAGCTCGAAAAGATTGCCACGGAGAAAGGACTGGCCGTGGAGGAAGATGCCTTTATTACGAAGATGGAGAACATAAAAAAACAGTTTGACGTGCTGTTTGGGATGAACCTTGACCCGCTGAATATGGTGGAATTAAGGCCACCCGTGGCAGACGGGGATGATGATAAAAAAGATGGGCAGAAAAAGAAGAATAAAGATAAGGACCCTCAGTTCGAGCCGACAAAAAGAATGAAGGCGGCTTATCTTACAACCCTCTCCTATATGAAGATGCAGATACTGGCTTACTATGACACGGCGGTCGATTACCATGGAGACCCGACCATGTGCCCGGAGAATGCCTGGAAGCAACCGGAGTAATACCCTTTACCCCATCCCCACCCCGACCCTCCCCTTGAAAGGGAGGGAGATAGAGGGCAAGAGTGGAATAAAAATAACCCCAGAGGTTAACGATATGTGGCAGGAAGAGATGGTCGAGGAGCTTAAAGAGGCGGATTGTAAGGGGCGGAAGGCCGTGCTTGCAAAGTACAGCGACAAGTCCGGTTTCAGCAACCAGCATTTGTACCGCGTGGCGGCGGAATACGGGTGGGTCTCCGGCAAGAAGACCAGGGGGGATAAGGGGATGCTTAAGAGCGGGCTCACCGATGACCAGGTGATTTTTGTCGCTGGGCTCATGTATGAGACAGGGAGGGAAAACAAGGGGCCTATCATGCCGGTGGAAAAGGCGATCATCATAGCAGAGGACAATGGGATCATAGAGCCCGGCCAGGCAACTCCAGCCACTATGAACCGTATCCTCCGCGAAAGGCAGATGTCAAAGGTCCATATGAACGCCCCAGCACCACACACAGACATGCGCTCCCTGCACCCCAACCACTGCCACCTGGTGGACGTATCGGTCTGCATCCAATATTACCTGAAGGACGGCAAGCTATCCCTGATGGATGAGCGGGACTTTTACAAGAACAAACCCCACAATTTCGCAAAGATAAAACTGAGACTCCTTCGATACCTCCTTGTAGACCACTTCTCAGGGGCCTTCTACCTGGAATATTATGAGACCACAGGCGAGACCCAGGACAATCTCTGGTCCTTCCTGAAGGACGCCTGGGGTCATAAGAACAACGACAGATACCAGTTCCGAGGGGTCCCCTTCCATATGCTTATGGACACCGGCTCAGCCAATACCTCAAAGGCAATAGTCAAATTCCTCGGGAAGCTCGAAATCAATATTCCAAAAGGGCGGCCTTACAATCCGCGGAGACAGGGAGCGGTAGAAACACACCACAAAATCATTGAGGAATGGTTTGAATCAGGTCTCCGCATTCAGCCGGCCACGTCCGTAGAGCAGCTTAACGAGTGGGCCGTTGACTTCTCTGCCTGGTTCCATGCGAACCACAAGCACACAAGGCATGGGATGACAAGGAGCGCATGCTGGAGCCTGATTACGTCGGTGCAGTTAAGGGAGCTTCCGGGAGACGAGATATTGCAGGACCTTTTCGCCAACCCCGAAGAGGAGCGCACAGTACAGAACTACACCATATCGTTCAGGGGAAAAGACTATTCGCTCAAGCACATTGAGGGACTGTTTAACGGAGCGAAGGTGCTGGCGGTCTTAAAGCCTTTCAAATCGCCCAATATAGACGTGATCTTCAATGACCAGGCGTATGAGGCGCAGCCCATTGAGATGCTTCCGGCGCACCTGGGCGGGTTCAGGGCCAACGCCGCCATAATTGGAGAGAGCTTCAGGGCACAGCCGGAGACCGGGACACAGCAGGCGGTCAAGCGTTTTGATGAGATGGCCTACGGAGAGACCAGGAAGAAGGGCGCCGTGCCTTTTGAGGGGATTCAGATATATGGAAACCAGTCGGATAAGATAGATAAGGTGGCGTTCATCCGTAAGGCAGGAACGGCAATGGAAGTGGACAGAGGGCTGGTTGTAGAGGACATGCCTATGGCGGAGTTCTTCAGGAAGCTGTTCCAGGCCATAGGCCCTGTTGATCCTGAATATAACCAGGGAATGAGAGCAAAGTATGGGGAGAGAATCAACAAAAAAGAGGCGGAGGAGGTGATAGCAGAGGCAGTAAGTCGGGGCGGAGTGACCCCGCCCGTACAGGAAGAACAAGAACCGATATTGAAAATGTTCGGATAAGGAGGTGGTGAAGGTGACGCGAGATTCAAGCCCGTTTAAAAGAGAATTCCAGCCGATAGTTCTGAAGCAGCTAATCGTTGACTGCGACATCAGACAGGGAGACCTTGCAAGCCTTACAGGGCTTGCAAGGGCCACTATTAATGTAGCGATTAATCGAGGCTGGCTCCCGCCAACTATCCCAAGGTTCAAGGCGATTATAGAGCAACATGTCGCAGAAAACAAGATGGCAACACAGTGGCTCATCGAAAAAGGATTGAGGATCACAGATATCTGGGAGCCACTGGGGAAGGCGCTCAGAAAGGCCAACCCTGCAGGGAGGGCACAGAGGGGAATAGCTACAAGAAATATAAGGGCAATAATCTCCGGCGACCCGGAGGCAATAGACACAAACAGGGAGGTGGATATGTTAAGAGGTGAGACATTAAGGCATTTCAGGCTGATAAGGAACCCTTTTACGAACGATATAAGGGACCTGGCGGACATCTATATGAGTGATGAACACATGTATATAGAGGCCGCAATGTGTGATGCAGCGAAGCACGGCGGTTTTATAGCAGTAATTGGTGAGGTAGGAAGCGGGAAAAGTGTTATCAGAAAGAAGGTAGTGGCGGAATTAAGCAAGGACGAGAACACCAGGATAATCTATCCCCGAATGATAGATAAGACAAGGGTCACGGCCACATCACTATGCGATGCCATAATCATGGACCTCTCTGACGAAAAGCCGCAGATGAGGCTTGAACAGAAGACCCGCCAGGTGGAAAAGCTCCTCCTATCCAGGGTCAAGGCGGGATGTCGCATATGCCTCATGATAGAAGAGGCCCACGATCTGAGTGTGAGGATATTGAAACTCCTCAAGAGGTTCTATGAGATAGAGCACGGCTATCAGAAGGCCATGGGGATAATCCTCATAGGTCAACCGGAGCTTGGGGCCTTGTTTAACGAGGCAGATCATTACGACATGAGGGAGGTCATAAGGCGCTGCCAGGTGGCGGAGATAAGGGGGTTGAACGGCAACATGAAGGACTACCTTATTCTCAAGTTTAAACGGGTCGGTGCGGGGCTTGAGAATATCATCACGGAGCAGGCCATAGAGGCCCTGAGCAAGAGGCTAAAGGACAAAGACGAAAGGGGGAAGGTGTACTCCAACGCCTACCCTTTGACGGTGAACAACTACATCATCAGGGCCATGAACAGGGCTTTTGAGATGGGAGAGGTAACGGTCACGGAAGATGTGGTGATGTCTATATGAAAAGCAACCAGGGGAAAAAGGATGCGGCAGTGGGCGCTTTGCAGACGCTGAAAATGAGGCTGGAGAGGATGGACTTTGTATTGCCGAAGGACCTGGACCTTTTGAATGCGAAGCTGCATATGGAGGTAGCGGTCAGGGAGATTGAGGAGTACGAAAAGGAACAGGGGAGGGCATGATGGATGCAGTCGAAGCGATAATGATGAGCGGGTACAGGCAGATGGGGGATGGCGGCATATTCCCGGGAATACCGGGGGATTATAACCTTGCCCTTATTGGCTCGGGAACTCAGTGCGGGGCTTGTTACCACTTCCCTGGAGACGGGCTCAAATGCCCTGCCACACTGGACACCGTTTCGCGGAAGGTTGGAGGGTGTAAGAAGTACGAATAAATCAGGAAAGGCAGAGGATAGATGTTAGAGGTTAGATGTTAGAGGTTCTAACACTAAAATCTAATATCTAATAACTGAGGTACCAAGGAGGTAAGACATGGACCCGATACTTAGAGAGATACTGAACGGATACAAGGAGAGCGCGCTGGATATGGCGCATGAGTTGGAGCAATTCCTTGCGGATATTGATTTGACTTCAGACGACAACCTCCGCAGGGCAAGGCTTGTTGCGGAGGCGTTTGTGGCCGAGGTGCAAAAGTATGAGGAGAAAAAGCAGACGGCAAAGGAGATGTGGGGCACCCCTCCGTTGCCTGCCCCGCACGCCTATAAGATGCCTGCCCTGGCACTGGTCCCTGACGGCGAGGAGGCGGCATGAATACTTTTGCGGTCGCATATGTGGGCCTGACGGTAGGGGCTGCCCTTGGCTTCATCCTCGCGTCCGTCCTGCGGGTAGGGGGGGATGCTGATGCACCTGCAAAGCCGGAGGCGTTGACGGCGGAGCCGAGGGAGATTGTGGCTGTTTATGAGGCATACAGGGAGATGGATGAGCGTAACGCCCCCCGACCCCCTCTTAATCTAAGAGGGGGAGAAACGGAGAAAGAAATAAAGGCGTGGGAAAAAGAACAAGCGAAAAGAGAAAAAAAGAGGGGGAGATAATGTCAAGGAAACGATTGGAAGGTACGAGGCTTGGGAATTGGGATGATTGCGATGAGGCTCTGCACGAGATCGGAGAGCTGGACAGGGAGATCGGCCTTATGGAGTCGGGTCAGAACGAGAGTATAGACCGGATCAAGAAGGAGACAAAGGAGGCCGCTGCGCCCTTGCATGACAGGAAGGCCGCGCTGGAGCTATCGCTCAAGGAGTACTGCGAGGCCAACAGGGGGGAGTTTGCGAAGGTGAAGACAAAGGCCCTGACCTTCGGGAGCGTGGGCTTCAGAATATCTACAAAGGTGCTGGTAAAGAGGGTTGTGGACACTCTCCAGGCCTTGAAGGACATGGGCCTTTCGGCCTGCATCAGGGTGAAGGATGAACTGGATAAAGAGGCGATGAAGAACCTCTCAACAGAGACCCTGGCAGAGGTAGGGGCAAGCCTTAAGACGGAGAATGTCTTTGGGTATGAGATCAATGTGGAGCGGTTGAAGGAGGCGGCATGAAGGACGAACTGAAATGGTTGGTCGGCGCATCAGCGGAGGACACGCAATATTATGCAAAGCGTGCAACGGATATCGCCGTGTTAAAAGAGGCCCTGGATATCGTGAAGGGCAGTGGTCAGAAGACAAAGACCCGGTACATAGAGAGCCGGATCAGGAAGTTGGAAAAGCAAGGGGATGTTGAATCTCATCTTAGAAGTTGTGGGTGTGACGAATAAGGCCGAAACGGAGATCACTTTGCCGATGTTGGCAAGGTGATCCCGTCGCACCGTAAGGCGGTGCCTGAAGATGGCCGGAAAGGCTTTTTGATCCACAGATTCCACAGATTACACAGATTTAAAAGGAAGATATATGAACATCAAATGTCCTAAATGCCGCTACGAGCACGATCTGAGGGTTGCCATGAGGGAGGCAAACCTTGTGGAGATCATAAAGATGCAGGCGGACTTTGCGCCGCATTCCAGGCTTGTCTTTGAGTACGCCGAGATGTTCGACACCGTTTAACCCATCAAGGCTGCCAAGCTCCTTCGCATCCTTCAGGAGGTTCATGGGATATGGACTACCGGCAAATTCAGCTATCGAAAGATGCCTTGCCAGATATCTAAGGACGGGATTGTTAGCTCTCTCAAGACTTTGTGCAATAAGAAGCTTGACCTGGAGAACCACAATTACCTGATCAAGGTGATGATCGGGGTTGCGGATCAGGAAGGGGAGAAGAGGTCACAGCAGGAAGAGCAGGCATTGAGGAAGAAGGAAGAGGGGTTGAAATCGGGCGTGAGGCCTGGGGAGACGGCGAGGGTTACAAGCGAGGTTCCAAAGGCGTTTAAGGAGTTTTTTAAAGGGCGTGAATGACCGAGCAGATGGACATATTTCAGGCAACTCCCCCCAACCCCCTCTTTAGTAAAGAGGGGGTGCCGAAGGCGGGGGCGTTTGACCCGGAGGAGCAGGGGATCATATCTCTCCTTCAGGAAGGGAAGGAAAACGCAAGGGGAGTCCACTGGCTTGCCTCTATGGTCGGCGTTTCGGACGTGAAATTGAGGGAGACCGTTCGGCACCTTATAGATGAGCATGGATACTGCATCGGAAGCCGCACGGGGGAGCCTGCCGGGTATTACATTATTACGGAGCCGGAGGAGATTGACGAGGTTTACCGGTCTTTGAGGCATAGAGGGATATCTATCTTGGTGCGGGCTTCGAAGTTGAAGAGGATATCGCTGGAAGAGGTTTTCGGGCAGGGGAATTTAGCAATGAACAATGAGCAATGAGCACTGAGAGAGGAGCAAGATGACACAGCATTATACTAAGAATACAACGGCAGTGACGGCCTATTGCCCCACATGTAACAGGAAGACCCGGCACAGGGTGAGTGATGGGAGGCAGGGGACTTGTTTGGAGCATGAGGTAAAGTTAAGCCAGGCGCAAGAGCGCAGCAAGAAACAGCGGGAAGAGGAAGCGAAGAATCCGAGGATGTTTTGATGGGGAATAGACAACAGCGGGCGAACACAAGGTTTGCCCCTACAGATAATAATAAATTGCTTGCGGCCCTTTTCGCGGAGGCTAAGAAGCTTGGGATTGAGCAGGATACGCTTAGGAATGAGATCGCCTATGCGGTTATCAAAAAGCGTTTGAGCATGGCGAGCGGGCAGGAGATTTTGAGGGTGATAGAGCACATTACAGGCAAGAAAACCCACCCTCACCCTCGCCCTCTCCCTGAAGGAGAGGGTAAAAAACTCCCTCCCTTTCAAGGGGAGGGTTGGGGTGGGGATGGGGTAAAAAGATATGAATCCTCCAAACCAGGGCTCCTTCAGGAGCTGGAGGACGTGGCTCGGGAGAGATGGGGGGATGGGTTTGCAAAGTCCCTGAATGCCTTTGTTAATGCCAATCGGGACGTACCGACGCATTATAAGATGATGTCCGTTGCGGGGCTGAAGGCTCTCAAGGAGAGGATTAAGGAGATGAACAGGAAGGACGGAAAAGCAGGGGGAAAAGATGGAATGGCTTAAAGACCTGAAGAAAGAGGACCTTCCCGCGCAGTACCACGAGATGGTTGATCTTGTTGGGGTCGAGAATACCCTTAAGCTTGCGGAGAAGTTTCCAAAACAGCCGTTCTATTTCATTGGCCTGGAGGTGGTGATCGAGAAGAAAAAAAAGGATTACATCCGCAAAAATTTTAAAGGCAACAATCATAAGGAGCTTGCAAAGGCCACCGGGTACTCTGAACGGTGGGTTTATGAGATTTTGAAGGGCGAAAAGGACGATAAGCAGACTGATTTATTTTAACGTTTGACATAACCGGCGCGGCGGCTTTTCGCCGCGTCCGTGTTGATGGATGGGTTAGCCGTCAACACTGAGAAAGGAAAACGATGAAACGAGTAAGGAAGGCACTGAACTGGCTGGCGAAGTACCGAGCATGGCGTTACGCACTTTATGCGGTTATTTATTTCGTGTGGATTCCGTTGCGCTATCCGCTGGTTTTGGTACTTGGCTGGATTGCTGCGGTATTGGAAGAAACCCGCGAAACAACGGAAGCGTTGGTGAATGAGTACAGAACGCTGGCGCACATTTTGCGACAAGAGCGGAAGGACGGCAAGACAGGGGCAAAAGATGGAGTGGACTAAAGACATAAAGGCTGATGAATTGCCTGGGGATTTACAGCTTGTGGCGCAGCAGTGCGGCGTAGACGTGGCGATCAAGCTTGCTGAAAAGATGGGGTCTATCACTGTATACATCCGCCCTATTGACGGCCTGGTTGTTGCCAAGAAAGAGGCGTATATAAAAAAACACTTCAACGGCAGCAATCATAAAGAGCTTGCCATTGCCACCGGATACAGCGACAGGTGGGTTTATAAGATATTGGAAGGGAAGAAAGAAGATAAGCAGATCGGGTTGTTTAATGAAAAAGAACTTGACAAAGACCATGGCCCCAAATAAACTTGGAACTATCGAAAGTTTCTCCTGGGGCCGTCCTGCATCCGCAATCTTATGCGGAGGAAGGAGGTCTACTCGTAGTAGTGCGCTTGTGCGCCGAGAGTTCTTGCATCGCGAGGTGCAGGACGGTACTCCAGGAGAGACCGCGATAACTCTCGGCGCACTTTTATTTGCGTCGGTTATCGAAATAATCCCCTGGAGGTCTACATGTACAGTCTTGAACCGGTGGACACGATCCACCACTGCAATGCAAAGCTCGCCTTTATCATCGATTCTTTCAGTCAACCAAAACAACCTAAACCGGAGATGTCCGAAGAGGGCAATTATGGACTCGTCCTAATTCTATGGGACATCTCAAAGGGCCTGACAGAGGCTTCTGACGAAGTAACCAGGACATTAAAATCAATCAATGGAGGTGTGTAATGAACGAGATCGTAAAGATTGAAGGGACAAAGCTTGAAAAGATCGAATATAACGGGCAGGTGGTCATCAGCCTGCCGATGGTGGATGCTGTTCATCAGCGTCCCAGGAGTACGGCGGGGCGCAACTTCAGGAAGAATTTACATAGGTTTATCTTCGGGAAGGATTACGTTGATCTCCCCTATGAAGAATGGACATTGTTGGTGCGTCGCTCAGCGTCGCACCAGAGTGGAAAAATGACGCACCAAAAAGGGCACAAGGGGAGCATGGTTTTTCTGACACTCTCCGGCTATTTGATGCTCGTAAAAACCTTCACCGATGACCTGAGTTGGAATGTGCAAAGGGCACTCGTTGACCATTACTTTAAGGCGACAACTACTGTTTCGGAACTCAAAGACGAACTCCTTGACGCATACCGGCTGATTAAGCAGCTTTCCCGTAGAAAGGGAAACAAGGTACAGGATGCAGACAATGCCGAGATAGTTAAGCTCAAGGGGCAGGGCCTCCAAACTGGCCAGATATGTGAGAAAACCGGCTGGTCTCCCACAACTGTCAAAAAGCACGTTGCAGACGCCCGGCAATTGGGCCTGTTTGACGTGCCACAAATAGCCTAAAGGTATTGATATTGCTATATCTCAGGGGAGGCCCCAAACCTCCCCTTCTTTCTTGAACCATTCAGAAGACCCCCAAATATACACCTGATATAACATCCATAAATAAGGGGTTGGCGAAAGCCAACCCCTTACTACCACCTCCCAGGGGCAGGCTCACCACCTGCCCCGCTTTTTAAAGGGGCCTCATGCTCTACATCGTATACAAGGAATTGTCGGATGGAGTCAAAGAGCGACTGATAATCACCAATGATAGAGAGATCGCCGATAAATGCAGGGCCTTTCATGATGGGCTGTGCGCCGAGAATGTAAAGATCGAGGAGACTGTGCGTTGACCCCTACAGAAAAGAAGCGGCTGTTCGAGAAGGTTGAGACCCAGCTTATAGTTGATGAAGACCTGAAGCTTGTCCCCTATAGGTGCCCGGCAGGGAAGCTTACCATCGGCATCGGGCGCAATCTTGAGGACAAGGGAATAACGAGGGAGGAGGCCTACTATCTCTGCCGTAATGATATAAACGAGTGTCACAGACAATTGTCTCTCACCTTCCCGTTTTACGACCGTCTACCTTTTGAGAAAAAAGAGATACTCCTCAATATGTGCTTCAACATGGGGTTGCCCAGGCTCCAGGGCTTTAAAAGGATGCTGGCGGCAATGGCGGTAAACAAATGGGATGAGGCTGCAAAGGAAATGAAAAAGTCGGACTGGGCAAGGCAGGTTGGGGTTAGGGCGGAAAGGCTGATAAATAAAATGAAGATCAACTCCCCCCAACCCCCTCTTTAATAAAGAGGGGGTGCCGAAGGCGGGGGCGTTA